CCTTCATTTATGAAAAATGCAAAAATTGAAAATACTTTAATATTTTTGCGATAAAACCCCGAAAATAAAAAATAAATAACTAAAAACCTTTTAAAACATTTTGTTTTATGGAGAGGCAACAATATGAGAAAAAAGTTAACACTTGAAGAAAGAGTAGAGGCACTAAAGAAAGAGGCAGAGGCTAAAGGACTGTTAAATAATACTCTATATACTGAGCTACTGGATGATTTTGTTTACCAAACTAATCTAATGCGCAGGCTACGGGCTGAGATAGACGAAATGGGCGTTAAAACTGAAAAGACATACATAAAGGGCGCGCCCAACGAATACCCTAATAAAATGATCGCTAGTTATAACGCAACATCCAACGCCCGAGTAAATACAGTAAGCGCAATAGCAAAAATCGTGAGAAACTTTGACGAGTCGAGAGAAAAAGACGATGACATACTAGAAAAGGCTTTAAGGGGTGAGCTATGACAAAGGCCTATGATTACTGTAAGGAAAACGTGAGGCGAAAAACAACGCCGAAATATGTTAAGCTCCAAATGCGGGATTATATGCGAATAGAAGAGGGCAAGGATAAGAAGTATATCGTAGATCTAAACCATTATAACGTAATTGTAGGAATACTTAAGTTACTGATCATGCCCAAAGGCTTAAAAGCTGGCAAAAGCCTATATGAATGTACAACGGGCTATCAATGGTTGATATATACCGCGGTTCTATGTGTTAAATATCGGGATAACACCGAAAAACGCAGATATGAAACTTGTTTACTAGAGATATGCAGAAAGAATTTCAAGACATATACAGTTGGGACACTGTTTATTATCCTTTTACTCAGTGAGCCGAACTTTAGCAACTTTTACAGTGTCGCACCCGATGGGGCATTATCTAGGGAAGTGCGCGAGGCGGTAGAAAACACTTTAAAAGCTAGCCCGCTGGTATATTTTCACAACGGCACTTGTAGATTTAAAATAATACGTGACTACATCCAGTATATAAAAAAAGAGTCAAAATATACACCGCTTAATTACTCCACCAGCACGATGGATGGAAAGCTGCCGAATGTATTTTGTGCGGATGAGGTGGGAGCGTTACCAAGCACATACGCGGTTGAGGCGATGCAATCGGGACAGCTTAACATTTTGAATAAACTAGGGTTTATTATTTCCACCAAGTACCCAACCGTTGATAACCCATTCGAAAGCTATGTTAAATATTCCAAGCAGATCCTTGACGGCATAGAAAAGGATGAGACTGTATTCAGTCTTTTGTATGAACCCGATAAGACTAAAGGATGGGAAAACGACGATTTAATTTTAAAGCAGGCTAACCCCGTAGCATTGGAAATTCCGGAGATATGGGAAGATCTACTTAAAAAGAGAGCTAAGGCGCTGGCAATAGAAAGCGCGAGAGAAAACTTTGTAACTAAACATTGTAACATCATATACCAAGGCGCAGGCACTGAGACGTATATAGACGTTAAGGACGTACAGAAATGCCGAGTAAAAGAAATAGACTGGAGCGGTAAAATTGTCTATGTGGGCTTAGATCTAAGCGAAAGCAACGACAATACAAGCGTTAGCATGGTAGCAATCGGAGACAATGAGGAAATAATAGCGGACGTTGTGGCGTTCATACCCGAGGGCAGAATAGAGGAAAAGAATGCCTACGAAAAAATAGATTATAGGGAGTATATAAGAAGTGGTAAGGTGATCCCCTGCGGCGACAAGGTAATAGATTACTCCGTAGTAGAAAATTATATAATGAGCCTAGAAGAGAAATACGGGGTAGAGATACAAGCCATAGGCTATGACCGATGGAACACACTAAGCACAGCGCAGAAACTAGCAAATGCAGGATATAACACTATAGAGATACGGCAACATTCCAGCGTATTACATCCACCTACTAAACGACTAAAAGAAAAGATCCTAAGCGGCGAATTTTCATATACTCAAAATAAGCTACTAGAAATCAATTTCCAAAATGCTAGGTGTACATACGACACTAACAAAAACCTATACGTTAACAAAAAGAAGTCTAAAGGCAAAGTTGATATGGTGGTAAGCTTAATAAATGCTTGCTACCTATTGGAGCAAGATTATTTCTTGAATACTGGGGATGGATTCACGGTTCAAGTAATTTGAGAAAAAATCGAGAAAAAATAATACTGGTTAAGTGGTAATATGATATTGGTTTATTATTTCTAGTTACTTCTTAACTGGCAACCCCATAAGAACGGAAAGGGGGGCGACTGTATAGCCGTCCCTCTTTTTGTTGCGGAAAAAATCGAGAAAAACAGGCCTATATTTTATGTTAAGTTGTAAGGGTGGAAAGGGGCATATATGAAACTACCGAGATTTTTTAAACTGAATACCCGCAACATGGTAGATGCGAACGACGTTAATGACGTACTTTTGACCGCTATATTAAGAGGTGAGCCGATAAGGCGAGAGGACGCGTTGACGTTACCAGCTGTTAGCGGCGCGGTTGATTTTATAGCAGGAACTATCGCAAGTATGCCCGTGAAGTTGTACAAGATCAAAAAGGGGCTAGTGGAGTCCGTAGACGATGATATAAGAGTATCAATGCTAAACGGCGACACGGGCGACACCCTAGACGGCTACCAGCTTAAAAAAGCAATGGTTGAGGATTATCTACTAGGCAAGGGCGGCTATTGTCTCATCAACCGCAACCACAGAAACGAAGTGGAAAGCCTTAATTATGTAAAAGATATAGATATATCTTTCCTTGTTAGCGCTAATCCCATTTTTAAGGACTACGAAATAGAATGCTATTCATATATGTTTAAGCCCTATGAATTCATTAAGTTGCTGAGAAATACAAAAAATGGAGCTTGGGGCGTGGGACTCTGTAAAGAGGTTTCTAAGGCTTTAGAAACAGCTTATAACACGCTTTTATATCAAATGTCACTTGTCAAATCGGGCGGCAATAAAAAGGGCTTTATAAAGTCCCAAAAGAAACTTAACCAAGAGGCTATAGATCTATTAAAAGAGAGCTGGCGCAACCTATACGCTAATAACTCCACAAATGCCGTAGTGCTTAACGATGGCTTGGAATTTCAAGAGGCGTCTAACAGCTCAGTAGAGATGCAGCTTAATGAGTCAAAAAAGACTTTGCAGGACGAAATAAACAATATTTTTCACGTATACCCTAACGATTTTGAACGAACGTTCAAAGAGGCTATATACCCCATCATAAAAGCATTTGAGACCGCGCTAAACCGCGATTTATTGCTAGAAAAAGAAAAGGCTAAGTATTTCTTTGAGTTTGACGTTAAGGAAATTGTGAGGGCAAATATAAAAGACCGTTACGAGGCTTACAAGATCGCCAAAGAAACGGGATTCAAGACCATCAATGAAATAAGGCAAGAAGAGAATATGAACGCAATAGAAGGGCTTGACGTGGTAGACCTTGGACTTGCTAGCGTTCTTTACAACGTGGAAACAAAGACATATTACACGCCGAACACGGGCGATGTAAAAGAGGTAACAGTAGATTCAAGCGGAGACGAAAGCGAGACCATAGAGGAGTAGATCATGATTACATATAACGATAATCGAACAACAGACGAATACGAGTATAAAGGACTTTCTACCGATGACAAGCCTACCGAGTGCGCTACTAATTCCTTATTCTTGGAGTTAGACACGGGCGACTTTTATTACTTTGACGGCGAAGAATGGAATAAGATAGGGGGCTAGCTTATGAATTATTACGAAATGCTACTAGCCCGAAAGCTGGCTAAAGGCGAGTTACCACCTAATGCCTACCTACTCAAAGAGGCTAGCGGCTCACTTGTATCATTCAGCGATGGCGCAGACCTACCAATGCCATCATTTATCTGCAACATAGATGCAGTTCAAGACCTACACGGCTTTGATGCTCCTTGGGTTGGGGGAAGCAACATCAATTTATTTGACATAAAAGCAAAATTAACAGATAATGCAAGAACTTATACAATGGGTGGAATAACATATACTCGCATAGATGACAGTGATGGTAATGCGTTAAGTGTTAAGGGAACAGGTACAGCCACGGGATACTCATATTTTGATATTCCTGTTACGCTTCCAGCAGGAAGATATAAAACAAATGTGTCTGGGTCAGATGCAGATAAAATGGTATTAAATCTTCGTAATTCTGATAGGTCATATTTTAAAGAAGGTAATGAAGAGTTTACATTCACAGAACAAACCTCTATGTATATAAGATATTTAGTTGCTACTGGTAATATTGCAGATAATACTATAACTTGTATGGTATATAAGTATGATGGAACCAATAAAGATTTCGTCCCATACGAAAACATCTGCCCTATATCGGGACATACTGGGGTTAATGCGTGGGTGAGAGGGAAAAACCTTACTAATATTGAGGATAAGACACTATCACAGGCTGGTTATTTGGTGCAGAGTATGCCTCTAATGATAAAGGCTGGCACTTATACCTTGTCGTGGAATACCACAGCAACAAGTGGAAGAATAAGAGTAACCGCTTATGATGCTGGTGGCACAAAAATAACAGACAATGCCGCTGATATAAGTGCAAAGAAAAATACCTTTGAAGTGGCTGGTGATGCGGCAACAATAAGCATATATGCAAATGCGGCGGCTGATTTTAATAACATAATGTTGGAAGTTGGCGAGACCGCAAGCACCTACACCCCCTACAACCCCAACAGCCAAACCATCCAAGTATCTTGGCAAACCGAGGCTGGAGAAGTATACGGTGGATATATTGATTTGGTGAGTGGGGAGTTGAAAGTAACACACGAGTTAGTTACTTATGAAGGTTCAAACGATGAAAATTGGGGACTAAATGAAAATTATAATTTGTTTAACATAAGCATCCCATCCATCTACAGAGTTGAGCAAACACCATCAAGTAATCTATTTAAGGGACTAGAACCACAGAGTGCTTCCAATTTATCAACTAAAGAAAATGGAAGTTTTGCGCTTTACTCCACATTTGGCGGTATAAACATAAAAACAGACGTTGCGGCAGATGTTGCGGACTTTAAAACATATTTGAACAATAATAATATGCAAGTGGTGTATAAGTTAGCAACCCCAATAACCTACCAGCTAACACCAACACAAATAAAGTCCCTACTAGGAACCAACAATGCGTGGTGTGATACAGGGGATGTAACATTGGAATACTTTGGAAAGGGGGACGCTTAAATGCACGTAAGAGTTAAAGGCGATACCGTCCGAATAGAGGGCTATGTTAACGCCGTAGAGAGAAAATCGAAAACCCTGCAAGATAGATTTGGAAAGTTTGTCGAAAGAATAAAGGCTGGGGCTTTTGGCAGAGCGTTAAAGAATAACCCAAACGTAAGAATATTATTAAATCATAACTGGGATAGAGACCTAGGCGGAACAGATAGCAACCTTAAATTAGAAGAGGATAATATAGGACTCCATGCAAGGGCAACAATTACCGACGCAGAGGTAGCAAAGGACGCCCGAGAGGGTAATCTAGTAGGCTGGAGCTTTGGCTTTGCGGACGTTGAAAACGGCGTGACAATAACCGAAGAGGACGGGCTACCAGTGCGAAACGTGAGAGACCTAGAATTATACGAGGTTAGCTTACTGAATAGAAAGGCAATACCTGCATACGATGGAACTTTAGTTACTGTAAGATCCAACGGGGGAAATATAAACCTTGCGGAAGTCGAAGAGTTTACAGAAATAGAAATAGAGGACGAACCACAAGAGGAAGTGCAGGAAAGAGCCGAAGAAACAACCAATGATAATGAACACGCGGACGATAACGGCGCGGTTGATTATACAAAGTACAAAGAAATCATAGCGGAAATGAAAGGAGAATAAAACCTATGAAGAAGTACAAGGCACTTATTGAGAGAAAAAACGACCTCATAACACGCGCCGAAGAAATCGTTAACGGTGCAGAAACCGAAAAGCGCGAGCTGACCGATGCAGAGGCGCAGGAGCTGGCAGAGATAAGGGACGACGTAAAGAAGATTAAAGACGCCCTTGGAATTATGGACGACATCGGAGAGGATCGCGAGGAAGTCCCAGCAGACGACGACACAAGAGCATGTGGCGACGATGACAAGGCAAGAGAGGCAGGAGAGGCAAGAGCCTTTGATGCTTATGTAAGAGGAATTGTTAATGAAAGAACGGACTATAACCTTGAAAAGAGCGGCAACGGTGCAATTATTCCAGTTACTATCGCAAACAAGATTATTGCAAAGGTTTATAATATTTGCCCTATCCTTGACAAGTCCAGTAAGTACAACGTTAAGGGCAAGTTGTCAATTCCTTACTACGATGAGGACAAACATGCCATTACAGTTGACTATGCTACAGAGTTTGAGGAGTTGGCTGGCTCAGTTGGATCATTTACAACTGTTGACCTTGAGGGCTTTTTAGCTGGTGCGCTGGTGCTTATTTCCAGAAGTCTCATTAACAACACTGATTTTAACCTTGTTGATTTTATCGTAGATAGAATGGCATACGCTATTAAGAGATTTGTAGAGCATGAGCTGCTCAACGGAAAAGACACAACAAACAAGGTTAAGGGACTTAAGGCAGGAGTTACACTTTCTGTAACAGCAGGCGCACAGAACGCTATTACAGCGGATGAAGTTATCAAGTTACACGATAAGATCATCGATGACTACCAGCAGGGCGCAATCTTTATCATGTCAAGTGCAACACGTACAGCACTTAGAACACTTAAGGCAAATACAGGCGAGTATCTTCTTAACGATGATATTTCAAGCCCATTTGGTACAAAGATACTTGGTAAGGATGTATATGTCTCCGACAATATGCCCGACATTGCGGCAGGCGCAACCGTTATCTATTACGGCGACATGACAGGACTTGCTACAAAGTTTAGTGAGCAGATGGAAATCGAGGTACTCCGTGAGAAGTATGCAACACAGCATGCCATCGGAGTAGTAGGCTGGATAGAGTTTGATGCCAAGGTTGAGGACGCGCAGAAGATCGCTAAGCTGGTTATGGCTAGTGCTTAAGCAAAGGGGGGCGCAATATGTCAAATACACGTATTAAAGCCCTTATAGGCTTTGCAAATGACAATATATCTATGTACGTTGGAGAGATTAGAGACGTAGAAAGCACCGAGGCGGCTAAACTGATAAGCGGCGGGCTTGCCGTAGCTTATACAGACCCTATCGATCCAAGCGGTAGTATTGATATAACAGAAAATGGAACTTATGACGTAACAGCAAAGGCTAGCGCTGTCGTTAATTGCTCAGTGGTGACTATCACATATAACGCAAATGGTGGAACTGGCTCAGTTGATCCAGTAACAGACGTTAAGGGCAAGACTATCACCCTTGACGATGGCGCAGGACTCACAGCACCCGAGGGCAAGCATTTTGTTGGCTGGGGCGTAACAAGTGAGGCAACCGAGACAATAAGCGAAATTAAGCTAGCTGAAAATACAACACTATATGCAATCTATGCCCTTAATGAGTAAGGGGGTGCGACTATGTATAGAGCGTTAGTTACATTTAGCGGCACTTTTTCTATGGTAGTTGGGGAAGTTAAAGACATCCCCGACGACGCCATAGCTAAAGACCTTAAAAGGGCGGGCTATATCGAAGAGATAAGCCCAGCCCGTAAGGATGAAAAAAAGAAACGCACTACTAAAAAATAGGGGGTGCGGTATGATCGTAACAAAATTAAGTGAAATATCGGTTGACTCTATCGCGGAATATTTAAGAATTGCAGAGTTGACCGAAAACGATAGGGAGTTTTTAGCTATCCTTAACGGAGTCGCAAAAGACTATATTATGCAATATACGGGCATACCCGAGAATGAATTAGACAACTATAACGATTTAGTAATAGCGGCTTATGTGTTAATACAAGATATGTATGACACGCGCACTATGTATGTCGAAAGCGACAATGTTAACAAGGTGGTTGATACCATACTAGGGATGCATCAAAGGAACTTATTATGATTAACGCAGGTAAGTATAACAAGATAATCGAGATATACGAGATTACAAGAGGCAAAGACGAGGCGGGCTTTCCTGCAAACGTTGAGACTCTAATACTTACCACCTACGCAGAGGTAAAGACTACTAGAGGCTATACCCTAATAGTAAATGATACAGATTTTGAAAAGGCTTTTACGCGCTTTACAATACGCTATCCCGAAACGGAGATAGATAGAAAAATGATTATTAAGTATAACGGTAAAACTTACTCCATCGAATACTTGAATAACATTGACGATAAAAACGTTGAGCTTGAAATACAGGCAAAGGAAATCACTCACTAATGGCAAAGTTTAAGCAAGAGCTACCGAATGACATATTAAAGCAAGTTGCCACCTTAGAGGGCAACGTAGATAAAATGCTGGAAGATATGACAAGGGCGGGAGCTGATATTGTTTATCAAAACGTTGTTAGTGGAGTCCCTGCAAGCTGGAGAAGTAGCGACATTATGCATTGCCTTAAAATCACAAAGACGTATAAAACGCCCAGTGATGACGGAGTAGCGACCAAAGTAGCAATATATGGCTACTTTACCAACAGCGAGGGGCGCAAAACGCCCGCGCCGCTAGTGGCTAATGTGACGGAATACGGCAGATCTAACGCGCATTACCCTAAACACCCGTTTATGCGTAAAGCGTTCAAGAAAAAGCAGATTGAAAGCGCAATGAAAGCCATAGAAAGTAAATATATCCCGAAAGGCTAAAGTATGACTTATAGTTTTAATGCTGAAATTGAAACCCTATTAAGCGTCCTAAAAGTCCCTTATAACTTTATGTTTTACGAGGGAGCAGATGACACTTATATCACTTATCAAAAGCAGAGCGCAGATGACGCGCTGGCAGGTGATGACCAAGTAATAGGGGACGTTGTATATTATGACGTCGATATTTACAGCAAGGGGAATTATTTAACACTAATCGACAGTATAATAACACTTTTTGAGGGGGCGGGATGGACTTACCAACCTAGCAGGGAAAGCCCCGATATGTACGAAACAGATACAAAGTATTTCCATAGAACTTTATGTTTTGCAAGACCAACTAATTAAACGAAAGGAAGAAAGAAAATGGCTAATATTGGATTAACTAATATTTGGTGGGCTGTTCTTACTGAGGCAGGAGACGGAACACCAACCTATGACGGAGCTAAGACTCTAGGCAAGGCTGTAAGTTGCTCAGTATCAATTAGTAATAACGACGCTAAACTCTACGGCGACGATGCAATAGCTGAGAGTGATACATCATACGCAAGCGGCACAGTGACCATGGGCGTTACCGATGATGACGACTCTATATTTGCTCCACTACTGGGACATACCCTTATAGATGGAGAGGTAATCAAAAAGAGCGACGATAACGCGCCGTATGTGGGCGTTGGTAGAATCGTAACAAAGATGGTTAACGGGGCTTATAAGTATAAAGTCGAGTTTTTACCTAAAGTTAAGTTTAGCGAGCCAAGCCGTGACGAGACAACTAAGGGCGAATCTATCGAGTTTTCAACCCCATCTATTGAGGGCGTTGTAGCTACTCTTAAGGACGGAACTTGGAACAGAGGCAAGACGTTTGACTCAAAGAGCGATGCACTGACTTATTTACAGACATTACTCAGTGATGGCACATCATCCTTTAGGGTTACTTATGATCTAATGGGCGGCGAGGCTAGCACAGATCTTGACGTTGATGTAACAGTAGGACAGCCTACAACATTACCAACAACAGCGGTAACACCACCAACAGGCAAAGAGTTAGCAGGCTGGGCTACTATTCCAAATGCGGCAAGCCCTAATGTAACAAGTCCTTATACTCCAACCGCTAATATTACACTTTATGCGGTTTATGTTGACGAGGCATAAATTAAACATTAACGGGGCGTTACTGATAGCCTACGAGGTTATGGTAGCGCCCTTTTTTTAAGAAAGGTTTTTAGCAAAATGGCAAAGAAAAAGATAAGAATTAAGGAAAATATGGGGATAGAATACGACGGGAAAATATACCCGTTAGTATTCAACCTTAACGTAATGGAGATAATCCAAGAAGAATACGAAACTATAGACCACTGGGGCGACCTTACAGACGGGAAAACAAAGGAACTAAACGCAAAGGCGCTAAAGTTTGGGTTAACAGCTATGTTAAATGAGGGCATAGACATGTACAACGAAGAACACGACGACAAACGCGAGTTTTTTACTGAAAAACAGGTAGGACGAATAATAACCCAGTTGGGACTTGAAGAAACAGCAAACAAGATAAATACAACCGTTATAGAGGCGTCAAAAAGTGACGAAAAAAACGGATAATCCAAGAAGAATACACGCCCATTATAATTGATTTTTCTTGGTTAAAGTTTATAGGGCGAACAAAGCTAGGATATAACGACCATGAGACGATGCGACTCACTATAAGAGAGTTTAATAGGATATACCAGCATTACAAAGATAACTTCGATCTAGAGTTAATGCTATTTTGGAATCGCACAACCTATAAAAAAACAAAAGAAGAGTTGTTAAAAAGTCAAGAATGGTTTTAAGGTGGAAATATGGCAAGTTTTGGCGGATCAATAAAATTAACTGGTGAAAGCGAATATAAAAAAGCGCTTAAGAATATCCAAACGGGACTTAAGGAAGTATCTAGCGAGCTAAAATTAGTTAGCGCTCAGTATTCCAGCAACGATAAGGATATAAGCGCCCTCGCGTCCAAAAACCAAGAGTTGACTAATAAAATAAAAGAGCAGAAAACCGCTATACAGGACTTAAAGAGCCAATATAGCGCGATGGAGTCACAATATAAGACCCAGCAGAGCGCTACCGAAAAGTTACAAAGTGAATACGACAAAGAAAAAGCTAAACTTGTCGAGCTTGAAAACACCATGGGCAAAGGCTCAAAGGCTTACCAAGAGCAAGCGGACAAGGTGGAAAAGCTGGGGGCTGAGCTTGCAGAGTCAAAGGGTAAAACCGAGTCTATGGCTAATGCTATGTCTACTATGCGCACACAAATTAACAATGCAGAAACAAGCGTTGTAAAAGCTGAAAACAGCATAGAGGACATGAACACAGGACTCCAAGAGACCGAAAAGGACGCACAGACCGCAGGAAGCGAAATAGAGGATGCAGGAGAAAAGGCAGAAGAGGCAGGCAATGGCTTTGAGGGCTTAAAAACAGTGGCTACCGCGTCACTTGCGGCCATTGTGACAGCTATTGCGGCGGTTACTGCGGCGGTGGCTAAACTCACTGTATCAAGTATTGAGAGTTACGCCGACTACGAACAATTAGTTGGTGGCGTTGAGACTCTATTTGGCACGGGTGGAAAGTCAATAGAACAATACGCGGACGATGTAGGGAAAACAGTTGACGAAGTAAGCGAAGAATATAACAAATTAAAGGATGCGGAAACAACCGTACTTAATAACGCTAGCGAGGCATACAAAACGGCAGGCTTAAGCGCTAATGATTACATTGCAACGGTTACAAGTTTTAGTGCGTCACTTATATCATCACTAGGCGGCGATACAACAGCGGCGGCAGAGTATGCAGACCGTGCTATTACCGATATGAGCGACAATGTAAATAAGCTAGGTACGAACATCGAGGATGTACAAAATGCTTATAGTGGCTTTGCTAAAGGCAACTATACGATGCTGGATAACTTAAAACTTGGTTACAGCGGCACGACTGAGGAAATGGAGAGGCTTATAAGCGATGCCTCTAAAATGACCGAGGAACAAGAAAAACTTAACATATCGGTTAAGGACGGCGATACAAGTTTTAGCAATATAGTAAATGCTATTAGCGTTGTGCAGGAACACATGGGAATAATGGGGACAACGCTAGAAGAGTCCGAAAAGACTATAAGCGGCTCACTATCCACAATGCAAGCAAGCTGGAGCAACTTAACGACGGGAATGGCTGACGACACGGCAGATGTAGAAACGCTTATTTCACAGTTTAGCAGCTCTTTAATAACTTATATCAATAACGTATTGCCTCACGTTGAAACGGTTATAGGGAATGTAGGGACATTGGTTAGCGGACTGGTAGAAAACATTTTGCCGACTATGTTAGAAAAAATACCTAGTTTAGTTAGTAACTTATTACCCGAGATAATAAGCGCGGTAGAGGTGCTATTCTCTAACATTGCGGCAAACTTACCAAGCCTTATAGCAACGATTACCAAGGCATTTCCTCAGTTAGTAACAGCGATAGCTAATCTAATACCGCAATTTATCACAATGGGCGGCATGATCATTACCAACCTAATAAACGGTATAACTAAAATGTTACCGCAGATTACTACAACAATATCGGACATAGTACCCGAAATTGTGACAACCTTGGTTAATCAGCTGCCTAGCATTTTAAACGCAGGAATAACCTTGCTTAGTGCTTTAGTCGAGGCTATCCCGACGGTAGTAACTAATCTTATAAGTGCTTTACCGCAGATAATAGATACTATATGCAACGTATTTCTTAATAATTTGCCTTTAGTATTAGATGCGGCTATCGACCTCTTTAATGGACTAATAGAGGCGATACCTAGCATTGTATCATCGTTAACCGCGGCATTACCACAGATTATAACGACTATTATCACGACATTAGTCAATGCTATACCTATAATTATAACGGCGGCTATATCGCTGTTTGAGGGCATTGTAGAGGCTTTGCCAACTGTGATAGAAGAGTTAATACCTCTTATCCCTACGATTATTACAAGTGTTATAACAGCCTTAACCGAGGGCATACCTGCATTGTTAGAGGGAGCTATAACGCTCTTTACCGCAATCGTTGAGGCATTGCCCGAGATTATAACTAGCCTAACGGCTGAGATACCGACCATTATAGACGCTGTTATAAGCGCGTTGGTTTCTTGCACTCCACAGCTTATTAGCGCGGCTGTTCAAGTGTTCATGGCATTAGTGCAGGCACTACCTACAATCATAAGTACATTGGTTCAGTTAGTCCCTACAATCATGACAAGTTTCATTGACGCGCTGAAAGGCACGGCGGGAGTATTACTTTCTAACGCTGTCGATTTGTTCAATAATCTTGTTACGGGCTTAAATGATGCGTGGGTTGATATAGTCGACATGATACCCGATATTATAGACGATTTTATTACTGAGCTTGTAGATCCACTAGTATCTGACTTTGAAAATATGTGGAGCAACATACAAAGCATATTTAGCGGAGTTGGGGACTGGTTTAAGGGAATATTTAGCGGAGCGTGGAACTCTATAAAGAGCGTATTTGATGGCTGGAAAGACTTTTTTAGTGGCTTATGGGACGACATTAGCGACACGTTTAGCAACCTAGGAACAACGATAAGCGACGCAATAGGCGGGGCTGTAAAGAGCGGAATTAACGGAGTTATATCGGTAATAGAGTCCACAATTAACAGCGGTATAAGCACAATTAACGGCGCTATTGGCTTAATAAATAAAATCCCTAACGTTTCTATCGGTACAATAGGGAGTGTATCATTGCCAAGACTTGCAAAAGGTGGAATTGTAGATCAAGAGACACTAGCGACAGTCGGAGAGGCAGGACGCGAGGCGATTATTCCATTGGAAAACAATAAAGGCTGGATCAAGGAACTTGCTAGCGAGATAAGCGGACTAATTGGAAGTGGAAACAATGAATATACATTTAATTCTATGGTTAAGGCGTTCAAAGAGGCACTCAGCCAAATGAAAGTTGACCTTGACAGCGAACAGATGGGCGCTTTTGTTGAAAAAACGGTAGCAGATGCAATTTACACTTAGGGGGCATTATGAGACCATATATTATAATAAACGGGATAAGCTCTAAGACAATCAACGGGCTTTTAGTGCAGAGCTTACCACCTATCACAAAGCCCCAAATGCGCACCACAACCGAAGAGATAGCGGGGCGTGATGGGGATATAGTTACAACTACGGGTTATAAAGCCTATGATAAGACTTTGAGCGTGGGACTTTACGGAGATTATAACGTAGATGAGGTTATAGACTACCTAACCCAAAGCGGCGAAATAGTTTTTAGCAATGAGTTAGACAAGTATTATAAATTCGCGGCTTATAGTAGCGTAGACTACGAAAAACTATGCAGATTTAAAACCGCGGAAGTACAATATCACGTCCAACCTTTTAAATATGACTATTTGGCGCGAGCTTACGAGGCTAATAACTCAAATACCCGAGGCGTTGCCGTAGATCTAGAGAACAAAGGGAATACGATAAGCAAACCAGTAATTACAATTACGGGATCGGGGATAATTAGACTATATATAAATAACGTGATGATCCTAGTTGCACGACTTGGGACAAATCAAACTGTGGTCCTAGGACGAGATGGAAACGCGACAGATCTACGGGGCAATTTTCTGAATAGATCTATCGAGGGCGATATAATGAAAATCATTTTCGAAAGGGGCTATAATACTCTATCCTTAAGGGGCAATGTCTCATATTTTAAGGTAGAGGATTATAGTAGGTGGCTATAAATGATTAACAAGCAAGACTACATAAATAGCATAAATCAAAATATAGAAATGGTGCGAGGCGACACGCTGGAATTTAATTTTCAAATTGTGGGCGCTGATAGCACCCCAACTTTTGCTTTTGTCGTATCTGAAGAGTACGGGGATAGCCCAGTAATAACCGCAACAAGCGGGAGCGGTATATCCCTAGTGGAGACTAGCGGCGACATTAAAACCTATGCCGTAAATATAAGCCCAGCACAGACCGCAGGGCTTGCAGTGGGTATATATTATTACAATTTGGTAATGTATCTTAACGGAACATATACGCTTATGCGTGGAGAGTTTAATATATTGTACGAAGTAAAGAGGGCGTAAAAATGGGAAATCTAATTTTTAAAACATTGCTTATCAAAGGCGCAAAAGGCGACAAGGGAGAAACGGGCGACGCCCCAACAGTCCCAGCGGGCGGCGTGATCGGATGGAGCGGCGGGACATTGCCGCAGGGCTACGAAAGCGCGTCGAGTCCTAGCGCTTGGATTAAAAAAGTTGCGGAAGTACCTTTAACCTCTATTGCAAAGGTTATAGACTCACTAGCTAACACTGCGAACACTCATAATAACGCGCCATCCATACACGCTGTAAATCAAGCGTTAGCGGCTAAGGAAAGCGAAATAAATAATATATGGGAGACTATATACCCCGTAGGGTCTATTTATATGAGCGTTAATTCTACCAGTCCCGCGTCACTATTTGGCGGGACGTGGGTAGCAATCCAAGAAAAGTTTTTACTTGGTGCAGGATCTACGCACATGGCAGGAAGTACGGGCGGCGCTTTTAGTAAGTCTTTATCTGTAAGCGGTACAAGTGGGGCGACAGCTCTAACGGTTAACCAAATGCCCGACCACAACCATTATATTGCAGAATTGAGCGGAACAGCGGCAGAGGGTGGCGCTCATACACATACCTATTATGTAACGGGCTTTACCCAGTCCGATGCAGGCGAGGGCGATCAAGGCTCAGTATCGGATGAGGTATGGACTGGCTACCAAACGGGAAACCAAGACGGAACGGGAGTACCCGAGGGCGCACATTCTCACAATGTCACAACATTACCATCCTATACGGGCGGCGCTGGTAGCGGTGAGGGACATACACATAGCATAAGCGCAAGCGGTACGAATGATATTACTAACCCTTATTTAGCTGTTTATATGTGGAAAAGGACGGCGTAAAAATGGCAAATACTATAATAACGATTTGCTCTACTTTGGGGGTTGCGGTTATATCCTTAATCGGAACAGTATTAACCACAAAACAGGGCAACGACAAAATACAAAACGAACTAGATAAACACAACGCAATACAAGACACCAAACTAGAGGAATTAACTAGAGAAGTGCGGCAACACAATGATTTTGCTACAAGAATACCAGTGATAGAACAGCGCGTAACAGCGCTAGAAAAAAACGTTTTTAAAGGCTAAAAATATGATAAGAGTATTTAAACCAACTGATAGGGACTATACCAGCAACGGGGACGCGGTAATAGTCCCTATTAAAGCAAGAGTAAAAAATAATGTAAATGGTGAGTTTACGCTTGAACTAACCGCTGAAAGTCGTTTCTATGATTATTTGACGCAGGGAAATATAATTATAGCTCCAACCCCGCAGGGCGAGCAGGCTTTTAGAATAAATAACCAAGTCCAAAGAAAAGGCGATAGGATAACGGTTAAGGCGCGTCATGTCTTTTATGACTGCGAAAACCTAGTTATTGCGGACTCTTACGCCGTTGATTTAACATGTGAGCAAGCACTTAACCATTTTAACGCCGCTACGGACTCCACAAGCCCATTTACGATGCATAGCGATATAACAGACCTTAACACTTTTAGATGCGTTAGAAAGAGCTTGGGCGAGGCGATAGGGACAGTTATAGAGCGTTGGGGCGGCTACTTAGTGCGCGATAATTGGGATATATCGGTTAATAAGTCAATCGGGCGTGATCTTGGGGTAACTATACGTTATGCAAAAAATCTAAACGAATTAACCGCCTCTTATGAATTTAGCGGAGTAGCTACCAAAATATTACCAGTAGGCAAGGACGGAATATTATTGCCCGAATTGTATGTATATTCTGACGTACAATATTCAACGCCATATACTAAGGCAGTCACCATAAACCAAGATATAAATGAGGATGATTATACAACCGAGGAAGAATACCAAGCAGCGGTTATTGCTGATCTAAGGGCACAGGCGCAAACTTTGGTAAATAAAACTTGCTACCCAGTGATTACTTATTCACTTAAGGGCAAGCCCGAAAAGGTGCAAGACATAGGCGACGTTATACAAGTCATCGATGAGCGAATAGGCGTTAATATCACTACCCAAGTTATAGGCTATGAGTGGGACATTATAACAGAGTCTTACGCTAATCTTACTTTTGGCAATTTTGGAAATACTTTGAGCGGCTTAATGACAAAAGTTAACTCCAACACTAAGGGCATAGTACAAGAATCAGTTGGAGAGGTAAAAACCGAAGTAAAAAACAGCATTGATAAAATATATGACTTGTTGCAAGGCTCTTATGTGGTTTATAGGGGCTATGATATTCTATTGCTTGACACCATCCCGATAGGTGCGGCGACTCACGTAATTAAGTTTTCTAAGGATGGCATTTTAGTATCAAATAACGGGGCAGACGGGACTTTTTCAAAGGTTTACGATATAACTACCCAGCGGCTAAGCGTCCCGAACATATCACTAAACGGCGCTGATCTAGGCGCAACCCTTAACAACAAATTAGAGGCTACCGACCTAGTAGCAGGACGTAATGTCACAATAACGCAGAACGGGAGAAAACAGATAATCAATGCGGCTAGCGGGTCGCTTAAATACTTCAAAGAGACTAACAAAAGCCTATACGGAGAGCAAGACCTATCAACGCCTAGATTTGTTTGTGATCCCGATTATTACTTTGATTACAAGGTAACAGAACACATAGGAAACGACCAGCCTTATTGCTTTGTTGAAAAAGATAATGATTTACCCTGCATTGCGTGTGCAAGCGACTTTTTGACAAATGGTGGTGATATGCCGTTTACACCTACCACAGTTGGGAGGACGTATACAGGAGCAATTATTTTTATCTCAACCAACGCAGATGCAACAAAGCACACCATTTATGATGGTAACGGCAATTTGATTTATAACGCTGGTTATTATCGTGGTAATGTAGCGGTATATGACGACAACAATTATATGTTGTATAAAAACTATGCTTATGAATTTACCTTTAACAATGCGACGTGGTATGCAAGTTGTTTTGTATATGTGCATGGCTCAAACTGGATGGCTCACACACACGACGGGCATATTCTCTATAATATGTTTGCCGCTGAAGCTCCTGCAACGATGGCACAAGCCGTCAACAATATAATGAACGGTGTCAATATAGCGGTTAATCGTACTGCGTACAGTGGACTCTCAAGAACTACTAATTTAGCATTTTTTGCGGGTGCTACAAATGTTAACGGAACGGATGCACCACTTAAAATATATGGTGATGGTACTTACGAGGGCATAGGAGACGACAAACAGGATAAATTGACCGCTGGAGATAACATCCACATAGCACCAGATGGTACGATAAGCGCCACAGATACCACATACAGTGCCTTTACAGGAACAGACGGACAGACCGCAGGAGCGGCTGGATTAGTCCCAGCTCCAACCGTTAACGACGCAGACAAATACCTAAAGGGTGATGGCACGTGGGCGGCTGGTGGTGGCGGTGGTTCAAGTGTTATCGCAAATCCAAGCGGAACACCAACCGACACATTACAGACTGTGGAAATTGATGGCACTATATACGAGATAGAGGGCGGCGCTGGTGGTGGTGGCGGCGGTATGGAGTCCCTAGCTGATTATACGTGGACAGAGATACTATCCACCAATGGCGCAAGTGGTGCTTTACCAAGCAACTACAATAAGCTCTTATATATTGCGTATTATGCTGGCACAGTCCAAGTATATAAGGTTATTGACGTTGCGGAAATGAAAAAGGCAATGACCGAAATCAGCGCCACCAAGTACAGCATATCGTGGTCGTGGAATGATAATCACGGCAATTATGACACTTCATATTTTTACTATGACGGTACAAATATATCAATAGCAAGCGGCTACAGCGGTGTAGGGTGTAAGTTGTTTGGTGCAAATGTTAGCGCAAGCGGTAACAGCGAGTTGATAACATTTGGCGCTGGCGATGGAACAACCAGTAGAACATTCCAGTTGTCGAAAACGCCTAAAAAGATAACGATGGCTTATTTTGAAGGTAACGATGATAATGGATGGGCAAGCCAATATACTCTTATATGGGGAGTCGCTAGAGCCTTTGGCACTGGCACAGGCTCACCAGCTAACACAGGGGGCGAGGCTAAGACTGTGGGTATTACCTATGGGGCTGATAACAAGTCTTTTACCGTCAATGCGTCAAATGTTGGTAGCGCAATGAATACCACCAGCGGACACGGATATCTAATGGTGGAATATTGACACTATAGAAGAAAGGGCAACTAAAAAAAGTTGCTCTTTTTTATTTTTCCTATTGACACAAGTGCGTACTTATGATAATATATAATCACAAGGAACACATAAACAGTTTTGAAAGGGGCAACAAATGACAGCATACGAGGTAAGAAAAGAAATTAAAGCCCTTGTAATAAGCAAGGGTTTAGATAACATCATAGGCGCAGATCTAAACGAGATTCACGACAGAACGGGCGCAACATACGGACAGATGCAAAACGCAATAAACTACTTTAATTATAGCCCACAAGCGGCAAAATACAGATAAATTACAAGCCCCCGAAAGGGGGCGGAAAGGCGGGCAAAATGGAAAATATTAAATTATACAGACGCTGGAGCGAAACAAGAGAAAAGGCGCTAGCAGAAAGCAAACACACAGAGAATGAAATACTTGCTTTTAGCAACGGCAAAACATTCTCGGTATATAGTCCCTTAAGTGCTGTAAGCTGTATAAGAGAGCAGAACAATGCGGGGGCGTTGTTAATAGGACGCTTTAAAGAGGGCAAAGAAATATAAAAACAGGGGGCGTAAGCCCCCGAGAAAGGGCAAAGGTGAAATTATGACAGATAACAAGGCGAGTAAAAGAAGTATGAAATATGACGCAGATCATACAAAGAGATATTATATAAAATTGAACAAAGAAAACGACAAGGACATAATAGAGGCGTTGGAGCAGATCAAGCAGGGCGAGGGAGTGCAGACGTATATAAAAAGGCTTATAAGGGCGGACATTAAAGGCTGATTTTGATTACACGTTGATTACAAGTTGATTAAAAAGGGCGCTTTGGTTACGAGTTGATTACAAATAATAGACATAAATAGACACTAATAAACATAAGTTGAAACGGCTAAAAATAAGGCAAGGCGGCTAAAATAGCCGCCAAATAGCCATATATAAAGAATGGGCTAAAATGCTGTAAATATTCATTACTGATATAGAGCGAACGCCCAAAATAGGGCTTTAAAAAGGTTTTTGGTTACAATTTGGTTACAAGTTGCCAAAGACCTTTTTTATTTTATGTCAAAAGCTGAGTTAAGCGAGCCTATTATATCTTCTTTATCATCCATTATGTGCGAATATACTTGCAATACCATGGTTTCGGTGTCACCAAGCAGCTTAGCTATTGTTTTCGTGCTGATCCTTGGAACTTGGTAGCAGAGCAACGAACAAAAGTTATGTCTAAGGCGGTGCGGTGTAATATCCAGCTTTTGCCCTGCATACTCACTAGCAGAGTTTATTATATGCCGCCACAACGTGTTATAACTTGTTACGGTCATATAAGCCCCATTTTTTGAAAAAACAATGTCACCCGTGCAATTTGTCACATAATCTTTTAAGACGCAAATACAAGGCTTACAGAGGGGTATAACACGCACTCCGTTTTGACTCTTAGGGCGCTCTTTTAGCACTGGCTGATTATTACCCCATACTATAACTTTATTGATCGAAACGGTGTTTTTTTTAAAATCAAAATCATTAACAGTGAGGGCGGCGCTTTCGCCCTTGCGAATACCAGTATAATATAAAAGCGTCAACAAGGCTTTTTCCTGCGGCGGCAAGTCACAATTAAGCAATGCGTGCCGCTCCAACTCCGTTAAAGCCTCTTTAGAGCGTTTGGAAATCGCAGGCATAGAAAGTTGTTTAAGGATTTTTTGCGGGGCATTTTCGGGCAAATAACCATCTATAACGGCGCTATCTAATATAAGCTTAGTTACCTTTTTTATATTTTTGCAAGCTGAGGGGTGCGAGCTATTTATATTTATTATTTGCTGGATGTGCGAGCGTGTTAAGTCACAAAGTCTAATATCAGATATTAGCTCTAAGTGATTTATTACTGTTTTATATTGCATAACAGTATATAATTCTTTGTTTTTGCCGTACAGATCTAACCACTGGGCGGCATAGTCCCCCAGCGTGATATTTTTATCAATAGTATTAACTAGCCCCGCCTTAAATGCGGCTACTTTGTTTTCCAAATCCCTAGAGGACTTTTTAGAGCTTATGCGCTTTCTATGTTTTTCGCCCGACTCCGTAAAAGTCCCATCATAAACCAGCGTATACCATTCTTTGCGTTTTTCGTTGTACTTATACTTTGTCGCCATTTTTTGCCCTATCTTGTATAGCTTTTATCTTTTCCATACACTTTATAATATCCTCTAAAGTGCTGGGGGGTTCTTTTCTAAGCTCCAAAATTAGATCTAACTCTTCACTTCTAAGAACAAAATCCTTTATGTTTCCGTTATTCTCTACTTTTACGGTTTCCCATCCAGTAATTTTTGATGGGGCTATGTTTAATATTTCACTTAGGCGGGCTATCTTATCCCGTTTCATATTAGCGATAAAACCAGTTTCCCAACGTGAAACCGTGCTAGTAGAAACGCCCACATAATCGGCGACCTCTTCCAAGGTAAGGTTAAGCTCTTCCCTGCGACGTCTCAAAAAATTATCCATTTTGTACCACCTTTCTAATAAAAAACAGTTAAAGGTTTTTGCTTATTATTCCCTATATTTTGCATATTTGCAAGAATATTTTTACAAGCAAAAACTAAAATAATAAAAAAAGTACTTGCATTTATGCAAATTATTGCTATAATGGAAACTGTGAGAGCTAGCAAATCACAATATATGGAAAGGAGACCGTTAGAACGTGCTATATTTTGACGAAAGACGCCTAAAGGCGCAGATGGTGCTTAAGGATATAGACCAAAAAAAACTTGCGTCAATACTTGGTATAAATGAGGCGACTTTGTGGCGCAAGATCAAAAATGACGGGGCTTTTACAAGGGACGAAATGAGCAAAATAATAGAGGCGTTGGATATTACAGATCCCGAGGCTATTTTTTTTGCGAATCAACTTGCGTAAATGCCAAATATTGCAGGGGTGCAAGATATGAAATACCCAAAAGAAATAATGACTTTATCCCAGCTTGTAGAAATGGGGTTTAACCGAAAGGAACTAATGCAGATCTACCGCTCACGCGGGCAAATAGTAGCTTGGAAAGGCGGGACGGGCGGCAGAACGTCCACAATCTATTTTAGCACCGAGGAACTAGAGCGGATAAGGCAGGCAAAATGCAAATCATAGAAAGGAATAGACCAAATGGAAAATATTTATTCAGAGTATAACGCGAAGTTACAGCAGAAGAAGAACGCGTTAAGAAAAGCGTTGAAATCAAAGGGAGTGCTTAAGAAAGAGGGAAATAACAACTACGATCATTATAGTTATTTTTCTGAGTCTCAGTATAAGGCACTCTTTACCGAGCTTTTAAGCGATGCAGGGCTAGAACTTAGTTTTACAGAACTTGAATATAACCTTTTTGAGGGGACAGAAAAGCAGAGCAACGGGCGGATGCCTAAACTTAAGTTTATTTTGACCGACATAGATACGGGATTTAGTGAAGAGACCGTAATAACAGGCGAGGCGCTGGATAAGGGCGACAAGGCAGGCTATAAGGCTTATACGGGAGCGCTTAAGTATTACTTAGCTAATACCTTTTTAGTTGCGACTGGTGATGATCCCGAAAAGGATAGCCCCGCAGAACCTGCAAATAAAAAAGTCGAGAAACCAGCGACAGAGAAACAAATAGCCCTTTGCAAGTCGATAGCTGAAAAGATGGGGCAGGAGTTAGACGAGGAATGGCTTAGCAAACTCACGATGCAGGGCGCTAGCGACTTTATTACAAAATATAAGGGGGTTAAGTGATGGATTATTTAGAGGTCATGGATGGTAAAGCGGTGTTAGTTAAGGAAATAAGCCACCAGCTAGCGGAGTTTGAGAGGCAGGCAAAGGCAATAAAGGCGAAAGAGGATGAGCTTAGGGCGGCGCTGGCTGCTGAAATGGAGAGCAAGGGAATTCTAAGCGTTGATAACGACGAGCTTACTATTACCTATTCACGAGCCACCACAAGGGAAACTGTAGACAGTAAGGCGCTAAAGGCTGAATTACCCGATATATACGACGCTTACGCCAAAATATCACCCGTTAAGGCAAGCGTAAAAATAAAGGTGAAATGATATGGAAATATGGAGAGATATACCGAGCTATAAGGGCTATTATATGGCGTCAAATATGGGGCGTATAAAGTCCTTAAGAAACAATAAGATATTGGCTCAAAATTATCAAAATGGGGGCTATTTAACCGTTTCATTAAGCGTTAACGGGCGGCATAAAGTTTGTACTGTTCATAGATTAGTAGCTATGGCTTTCATAGATAATCCTAGCGGATATAGAGACGTTAATCATAAAGACGGTAGGAAAGATAATAACAATATTTCTAATCTTGAATGGGTATCACATAGCGACAACATCAAACATTCATATACACAGTTAAAACAGCGTAGAAATGACGTTGCGGTTATATGTGTCGAGACTAATCAAATGTTTAACAGCATTTTAGAGGCTAGCAAAAAGGCAGGAGTAAGCCCAAGCGCTATACAACACGCAATAAGCGGAATAACAAAAAAGGCAGGTGGTTATACGTGGGCGAGATTATAGTTAACGGTCATAAGAAAAGGCTCAAATGCGAGATATACCGCGACAGTATGCAGAATTACCGCAAGTATGCCATACCACCCGCCCAACTGATTATTGCAGATGTTCCTTACAACGTAGGCACTAATTTCTATGGTAGCAATCCTATGTGGTACGTGGGCGGCGACAATAAGAATGGCGAAAGCAAATTCGCAAAAAAGGCGGCATTTAACAGCGACTTCAATTTTAACCTTTATGAGTATTTCCATTTCTGTTCAAAAATGCTGAAAAAAGAAGATAATCGCCCAGTACCTAGGGGCAGATCTAGTGATAGCCCCTGCATGATTGTTTTCTGTTCGTTCGAGCAGCTCCACACACTGATAGATGCGGCGGCAAAGCACGGCTTTGTTAAGTACCAACCCTTAGTATTCATAAAGAATTACAGCCCGCAAGTCTTAAAGGCGAATATGCGAGTCGTAGGGGCTACAGAGTATGCATTACTTCTTTACCGCGATAAGTTGCCGAAGTTTAGAAATGGGCTAAAGGTAGACGAGAACGGGAAGAATATCCAAGGCACGGGGCAGATGGTTTTTAACTGGTTTGAGTACGAACAGGACGGCAAGGACATTCCAAAGATACATCCAGCACAAAAGAGCGTTAAGGTGCTGAAAAAACTAATTAAAACCTTTACGGATGAGGGCGACGTAGTAATAGACCCTTGCTGTGGGAGCGGGGCAACCTTAAGAGCTGCCAAAGAATTAAAGCGTAGTGCTTTTGGATTTGAAATTGACCGCAATTTTTACGAGAGAGCCAAAAACGAAATGCTAGCGGCAGAATTAGACGACCAAATGACCATAGAGGACTTTTTAAACTACGAACAAATGAAGATAGGGGACTTTATATGAAAATACAAGGCATTGATCTAGAGTTTGACGAAGAGAGCCATACATATTTAGCGGATGGGGTGATAGTCCCCAGCGTAACAACCGCTATGAAGTTGCACCCGCTTTTTAAGGATAAATACGCAGGCATAGACCGCGCTATTTTGAACAATGCGGCAAGACGCGGAACAAGTATTCACAAGACAATAGAAAGGTACTGCAAGGGCGAGGAAGTGACCGATTACGCGGACGAAGTTAGAGGATTTAAGTTTTTACAAAAGCAATACGACATAACCCCATTACTGAATGAACAACCTATTTTAATTTTTAACGGGGGGCGTCCCGTTTTGGCAGGTACTTTTGACCTATTGGCAAATATAGGCGGAGTGCTAACCCTTGCAGATATAAAAAGCACGTCAAACCTAGATATTAAATATTTAGAGTATCAATTAAACCTTTATCGCGTGGGGCTTTACCAGTCATACGGGCAGGATGTAGAGGCGCTGGCTGGCATTTGGCTTAAGGGCGATAAAAGGAAACTGGAAAAGATCACAATAGACGACTTTAAAGTAAAAGAAATCTTTGACCTACTGGAAAGGGGAAACAATGAACAAAGTAATAATTAGTGGCAGGCTAACAAGAGATCCCGAGGGAAAAGCCGACTCATACGCCCGTTTTACACTAGCTGTTGACCGCAAATATAAGAAAGAGGGCGAGCAGGATGCAGACTTTATTAGTTGCGTCTCATTTGGCAAACAAGCTGATTTTGTTCTTAAGTATCTAAAGCAGGGAACAAAAATAATAGTTGCTGGCAGACTTTCGACAGGATCATACGAAAAGGACGGTGCAAAGCGCTATACAACCGATGTAATCACCGAGGAAATAGACTTTGCCGAAAGTAAGAAAGCAGAAACGCCACCAGCAAGCGAGGGCTATATAGACGTTCCTGCGGATGTCGATAACGACTTACCATTTAAGCATAGGGGGTAAATATGGACGATATTACAGAAATGATAGCAGACGCAAAAGCAGAGGAAGAAGTAAAAAACACGCAGATCAACCGCAGAATAGCAAGCGCTAGCCCTACAATGGTCACTATCACGCTAGAAGAATATAACGGACTCCGGGATGCATATAGAGATTTGTCTATCTTAATGAGCGCGCTTATGGATGACATTGTAGTCAAAGAAGATGGAAAGGCGGAATACGAGGATGAATGGAATAAGGGGAGAGAGCTTATATCGATCCTTAAAAGGCTCTATCCAAACGCGCGGGAGTGGTAAGAGATGGACTTATACGAGCAGATTATAAAGTTAACCAACGAATTAGATCAAAGCATTAGACAGCTTGCCCGAAATGGTGAGGCGCTGGCAGAGGCTGAAAGAGATTATAAATTATGCCTTACTAAGAAAGCGTTAGAGCTGAAAGCTGAGAATATAGCGGTCACCTTTATCAATCTGACAATCTATGGGCTGCCCGAAGTCGCAAATAAGAGATTTGAGAGAGACGCGGCAGAGGCAAATTATAAGGCTAATCAAGAACATATAAACATAACAAAATTAAAACTTAAGTTATTAGAGGCACAGCTTGAAAGGGAATGGGGCAGAAATGACTAGTAGCATTATTTGCAATGAAGAAGTTTGTTATAAATGCGGGAGTTGGACGGGCTTACAGCGCCACCACTGCATACACGGCACAGCTAATAGGAAATTGGCTGAAATAGATGGGCTTTGGGTTTATCTGTGCGTAGATTGCCATAGGGACTTACACGACAGGAATACAGCATTTGATGGGGCTTTGATGCGGCTGGCAGAGCGCAGATATTTAGACCACTATAACAAGACTATACCCGACTTTATAGCACGCTATGGCAAGAATTATTTATAGGCGTTTCTAGGGCATTTTGTCCCTTACCCTAACAAGTATAAGGGTAGACAATAAAAAGCCAAGGAAAGAGGCGAGAAAGGGGAAATAATGAACCTTTATAAGTTAGAGGATGTGCTAGTAGCGATACTAGAAGAAAATGAGGCGGCAAGGGGTGACGATATGACGTTATACGCCGCTTATGTGTGGAGTATTTTAACGACGGCAGGGGTTGAGCCAAAAACGGGATGGCTTGAAAAGGTTTTTAGTGATGTGAGGTATAGAACAATATACGGCATTGCTCAATTTGAGAGCGTGAGCAGATGCAGGCGCAGGATACAAGCAAGCACCGAAGAACTAAGACCGAATAAGACCGTTGTAGAAGAACGGCAGAAACTAATAAAGGAGTATAAGGCGTATGCGAGAAAAAATAATAAGCGGGTTCTACGGGGCTAACGTTATTTGCTTTTTATTTATGGCTTGCTGTTTGGATAGCGACTCAGTAATACCAGCAATTATCATGGGCGTTAATCTTTTGATCTTAATTACTCCGTTAATTATTGGAGCAAGGAAAAAATGAAGATATTCATACCTTACGATTTTATAAGCTGGAATGACTATATACGCGAGGAACGGAGCAGCTTATACAAGGCAAACCATATAAAACAGAGCGAAAAGCAGATTATAGCGTTAACAGTTAAGGATAAGTACAAAGGGGGCTACCCCGTGACGCTGTTGGTAAAGCCGCACTTCAAAAATAAGCGGAGAGACCTAGACAATTACAGATTAAAGGGGCTTATAGATGGGCTAGTGTGTGCAGGAGTGATAAAAAACGATAATTTGACCTGCATTGACCGAATTATATTAGAACCCGTCTTTACTGATAGCGAGGGGGTAGAAATAGAAATAAGGGAGACCAAAACATGGCAACTAAACGAATGATAAGCCTAACCGTTGTTGACACGGATGCATTTTTAGAATTGCCGCTAAGTACGCAAGCCCTATATTTCCATTTGAACTTGCGGGCGGATGATGATGGCTTTGTGGGTAATCCTAAAAGGATATGCCGAACTGTGGGAGCTAGCGAGGATGATCTTGAGCGACTCAAAGCCAAAAACTTTATTATTGGCTTTGACGACGGCGTAATAGTAATCAAACATTGGCGGATACATAACACTTTAAGCGCTAACCGCTACAAAGGGACAAATTACATAGAGGATAAGGCACGGTTAAAAATTAAATCAAATAAAGCCTATACCTTGGGCGAGGGCTTGCCACTGAATGACGATTTGTTGTTAGAAAAAAGCAAAAGACAAACAAAAGACAAACAAAAGACAAGCAAAAAACAAGCAAAAGACGAACAGGAGACAAACACAGATAAGACTAGACTAGACAAGACTAGACTAGATAAGACTAGTATAGAAGAGACTAGACTAGTCCCGACGAGAGACGAAATATTAACTTATGTTTTTGCTAATGATCTGAATGTAGACGTTGACCGCTTTATAGGCTATTACGAGGCGGCAGACTGGATGAGCAACGGCGAGAAGATTAGAAACTGGAAAGCACTTATAAGAAAATGGAGCGTTAACGAAGAAAGACCGAAACAGGATAACGCCTTAAGTCTTATAGATCAAATAGTTAAGGGGGTAAAGGTATGAGGAAACTTTTAGCAATATTCTTAATACTACTTATCCCGATTAACTCTTATGCGGCAGACTATCCCGAGTATAGACCCGATGCACCATACCCCGAACGCCCGCACCTTACGAAGTCTAGCGGCGTATTTTACGGGGTGAGCGGTAAGGAAACGTATTACAACCTACCAATGGGGCAAGTTATTCAAAATATGCGCGATATGGGTTATACGACAGAGGAATACCCATTTTATATACGCGAGGACGGCGCGAAATGTTTAGGCGGTTATGTTATGTGCGCCGCTGATCTAAGCATAAGACCAAAAGGCACAATTTTAGAAACATCGCTAGGTTATGCGATAGTGTGCGATACTGGGAGCTTTGCACAGTTTAACAGCACGCAGATTGATTTGGCGGTGGACTGGTGAGGGGGTGAGAGAATGACAAATGAAATAATGACTATTGACGAGGCTATAAAGCACTGTGAGAAAGTGGCAAGCGGTCACGAAAGAAATTGTGAGATATTTGCTGACGATCCCGAACTGTATGCGATCAATAGAGAATGGGCAGACAACTACCACAATATAGCGGATTGGCTGAGAAAGTTGAATGACATCAAGCATCTGTTTAGCATAACAGAAAAGTTATTCAAAGCGTGCTTGAGAGATTTCTCAAAAGATATTGTGGATGGACATGAGATATTGTATAGCGAACATAAACAATTAAGAGAGATTTTTGAGGAGATAAACACTGATGACAGAAACTAAAACATATTGTGATAGATGCAAGAAAGAGATTATTTATCCTACTAAAAGAAAACTACATTTATCGGGTATCGGCAGAGAAGGTGGGTATGATTTATGTGATTCGTGCTATATCGAACTTTATTCTTGGTTTAAAAGAGAGGCGGTAAATACTGATGGAGATAGTGATTAAGATACCAGATGAAATTTATAAAAAGTATATGGACGATAGAACCCATGTTACAGATGTGCTTCACGCTGTGCGTCATGGAACATTACTTCCTAAAGGACACGGAGATTTGATAGATAGAAATGACTTATCACTTATGACTGTACATCTAGTTGATGGAGTATTCCTATGTGATGCACCAACCATCATAGAAGCAGATAGAGGGGAGTGAGAGCAAATGAGTGATGCTAAAATCTGTGACCGATGCGGTCAAACTATAAAGTTGTTTGAGTACGAACCCGATAAAGATGAAGCGTGGAGATATGAAATAATTAAAGACTGCCACCCTTATCCAGATAGACTAAAGATTGATCTGTGTAAGGATTGTAAAAAAGATTTGATACGATGGTTAGGAATAAAAAGAAAGTGAGGAATAAATGACACTTGAAGAAATAGAAAAATTAAAATATGTGGTATGTTGCCCCACCTGCGACAATAAAAAATGTGTAAAAGACACAGACAAATGCGAGGCTGAAATATGGAAAAGGAGAAAAATAGGGGGTGAGAATGGATAAAAAATACAAATTGCCGTGGCACGTAAAACAATACGTTAAAACGGAGCTTATGGACTATACCGCCACCAAGAAATTACTCAAAGAGGTTAAAGACACTAGGGCGCTACTTGTTGCCACTAAGAGAGTAGAAATAATAGAGCGAGTCTTTGCGAGGCTGAATACTGAGGATAGAAAGGTAAGTGATCTAATTTTTATCAAGCATTACAGTCAAGCAAAGGCAGAAACCGAGGGAATAGGCAAGACGACCTATTACAACGTACAAAATAAAGTAATCTACTATACGGCAAAGGAGCTTGAACTAATATGAGGGTAATAGACATTTCACAATTTAACGGGGCGGTTGATTTTACTAAGTTAAGAGACATTGACGGCGTAATAATAAGATGCGGTTATAGAGGCTATGGCAAAGCTGCAAAACTTGTCGAGGATAAGAAACTAGCTGAAAACCTAGAGGGGGCACAAAGGGCAGGGCTTAAGATGGGCGTTTATTTTGTAACCCAAGCGATAGACGAAAAAGAGGCAAGGGCAGAGGCTCATTTTGTCTTAGATCTAATCAAACCTATACCGCTAGACCTTGGAATATACATAGATAGCGAGAACTGCAACAACGGCAAAGGGCGTGCAGACTATGGCAAGCTCACAAAAGCCCAGCGCACAGCGATAATAAATGCCTTTTGCGAGACTATCGAGGTATATGGCTATATGGCTGGGGTTTATGCGTCGCAAAGCTGGTTTACTAGCTGTTTTAACATTTACGATCTTAAGAGCTATAAAAAGTGGGTGGCTAAGTATAGCGATTATGTTCCATCTATCGAGTGGGACGGCTGGCAATTCACGAGCCAAGGCTTATTAGAGGGTATAGGCGGTCACGTGGATATATCAACCTTTAAGGAAGAGCAGACCACCGAAAATATAAGCCTAGAGGGACAGACCATAAGCGAGACCACACGCAAGACCAACGAAGAGATAGCAAATGAGGTTATTAACGGGCTATGGGGCAACGGAGACGACAGAAAGAAGAACCTAGAGGCGGCAGGCTATAATTATGCCGAAATCCAGCGACTTGTTAATGAACTGGTAAAGCCAAAGGCTGAATATTACACCGTAAAAAGAGGCGACACGCTGAGCGGAATAGCAAAGAAGTATAATACAACGGTTGCGTATCTGCAAAGCGTTAACGGGATCAAAAACCCTAATAAGATTTACATAGGGCAGAAAATAAAAGTAAAGGGGTAAATAAATATGAGCAATAAAATGTATGACATACTTAAAGCTATAGCGCTGGTTGTATTACCAGCAACGGCAACATTAGTAATAGCAATCTTTAAAATATGGGGCTTGCCTTATGGGGCTGAAATAGGCGCTACAATAACAGCGGTTGCCACTTTCTTAGGCTCTATACTCACAGTATCAAGCGCCAAGTACAAAGCTGAGAACAAGAACGAACTGGGAGACGCTATTACAAAGCAGATTGTAGAAAACCTAAAAAATAAGGGGTGATTAAATGGAAAGTCTACAAAATGAGGCGGCAAGGATCATAGAAGAGGTAAAAAAGGCAATATGTGACGATTATTGCAGATACCCAAGAGAATACGACGAAGAGAAAGAGGGTATAGAGCTTTTCATGTCCGAGCATTGCAGAAATTGCCCGCTAAACAGACTATGAGGGGCTGAAAATGATTAAGTTAATATTATGGGCGCTGTTTTGGCTTTTGATCTTTATTACGGCAATAGCAATTATAGCAATAGCAAAGGCAAGCGGTAATTATCACGAGGCAGAACGGCGCAAAGAATTAGAGGAAATGGAGAAAACTAGAAATGATAAAAGTAGATCTTGACAAGGGCATAATGCACATAGAGGGCAATATGGAAACCTGTTTTAATGAGTGGATGACAGCTACAAGAGCTTTATATCACTCAGTAGCAAAACATAATGACATAACCAAGGCTAGTCTACTATTTAGCGATGCATTAGTTGAGGCTTGCAAAAAGGGCGCGGAAGATTTAGAGGACAAATCATGAGCGACTTAGTAAGTTGCAGCAGATGCGGGAAAATCCACCCTAGAGGTTATAAATGCAACGTTGGGCGCAACTGGGGCGTTAAAACCGACGCGGATAAGCTGAGAGACCAACGCAGATGGAAGAAAAAGGCGGCACAGATCAAGAGGGACGCGCTAGGACTTTGCGAGGTGTGCAAGGATGAGGGTATATATACCTATGACGGTTTAGAAGTCCACCATATAACGAAATTACGCGAAGATCCTAGCGGACTCTTAGAGGATGACAACTTAATATGTCTTTGCAGACTCCACCACCAGCAGGCAGATGCAGGAGAGATAAAAGCGGACTATTTAAGGGAGCTAGTGAAAAAAAGGGGACAAAATGGACGACAAGGAATATAAAGAGCGAGAAAACGAAAAGAAAATGTATAAAATAGCGTTAATAAACAGTCAACTGATGCAGGCGGCAGAGTATGCGAGAGAGTACGAGGCAAAAGCGAAAAAATATGCATATTTAGCGCTTACATTGCAAGAAGATTGTAAAAGGCTAAAGAACGAACTAAAGGAACTGGAAGAGGCGCAAAATATTTAAGGGAGCTAGTAAGGGGCTAATATGGGAGCTAAAAACAAATGTTTATATCTAATTGTAACGCAAGATAAATACGAGTTACCGCTATTTGTGGGGACTATAAAAGAAGTGGCAGAAAAGGCAGGAGTAAGCGAGAACGCTATATATAGCTCAATAAGTCATTTTGAGCGTGGCAGGCTTGCGACCTGCAAATATAGAAAGGTTTACTTAGATGGATATATGGGTAGAAAAAGTAAAAACGGGCGAAGTGTGGCTACTGGATAATGACAGCACTAAAGAAGTCTATAAGGATGGGGATAGGACTATTTACAAAGGCGGGCTTAAATCAGTATATCAATATAAGTTTTATCCCATAGACCCAAGGACAAAAGAGCGGGATAGCGAGGGCTATCAATTTAACTTATTTGATTTTATGTGAAAGGGGCATATATGGAGAATATTATATTAGAGTTAACTACTGAGGATATAACCGAGATAATGTTATCACTAACCGAGTCGTTAGCGGATGACTTAGTAGACAAGATAAAAGAACAAGTTAAAGAACAGGCTTGGGACAAGGGCGACATTACGGGGAAAATGTGGGATGATTTTAGAGTCCTGCAAAAGCTATATAGGTACTATGAAGATGCATACAAGAAAATGACAACGCCACCATTGCCACCTTGCTTTGATCCTAAAGTAGAACCAAAGTATATCAAATATATACAAGATAGCATATATCAACTTATGTTATCGATAGAGGCAGCATATAAGAACATAGACGAAAGGATGACAAGGGATGGAGAGTAACGAGGGCAAGGCTAGGCTGAGACACTTAAGGCTAGTAAGAACATCACAGCTAATGGAGAGCGAGGACGCGCAGGAAAGATTTAAAGCTGAGTATAGGCAACTTGTGGTAAGGATAGAGGGCATAAAGGACGGTATAAAGCATTATAGCGATACATTAACACCTTTACAGCTGGATTTGATGTATCAACAACTAATAGCAATGACTCAGTACAGAAATATTTTAGAGCTTAGGGCTACCGTATTAGACTGGGAATTATAAGAGGGTTGAGCGGCTAGGGTGTTCGTACGTGTTTTTAGTACCCCCGAGGGGAGTAGGCTGAAAAAATTTGAACGCGCGGACAC